GGTCGGCGAAGCCCTTCGTGCGCAGCTCGAGCCCGGCCATCGCGCTCTGGGCGGCCTCGATGCGCTTCTCGTGGGCCTTGAGCGCCGCATTCAGCGATTCGATCCTGGCCTGCATCTTCACCGGGTCGCTCGTGCCGAACGCTCCCGACATGGTCTGCCCGGCCGACCGGGCCGCCCTCTCCAGGTTCTCCCAGCTCCCATACAGGGCCAGGAGATCCTTCTTCATCTTCTCCGCCGCGGCCGCGCGCAGCTTCGCGTCCTTCTCGGCGCCGATCCCCCCCGCGACGCCGCCCGCGATGCCACCGATGACCGCCCCGACCCACCCGAACGCGGCGCCGGCCGCGGCGCCCTTGGCCGCTCCGCCCAGGACAGATCCGCCCGAGTACGCCTGCGAGATGGCGGTGACCGCGTTCGCCGCCGCGGCCACCTTTTCCGCGCTGGTCACCGCCTGGTGACTCAGGTTGTCGAACATGGTGATGACCGACCCGCCGATCTGCAGCATGGATCCGAACGTGCCGCCCACCGTGGTGCCGAGGTTGGAGATCGCGTCACCCAGCATGAGGACGGCCGCACGGTGCCTCTCCGACTCCGCCACCGCCAGCTTTTCAGCGTCGGCCTCGGCCTTGAAGATCGCTGCGAGCTTTTTCGCGTTGTCGTCGTGGAGCTTGTCGAGGGTCTTGCGCATGTCGTCGGCGCCCTTCTCCACCTCCCTACGCACGCCGGCCATCTGGGCGGCCATGATCTGGTCGAGCTTGGCGTTCTTCATTGCATCGGCAATGCGGCCAATCGAGGCCGGCAGGTCTTGCCCGAGGATCTGGCCCTGGCGCGCCGCCTCCTCGATGCTGCTGCCGTACTGCTTGATCACCACGTCGAGCGGCACGAAGTTCTTCTGGGCGAGCTTGAGGACGGCGTCGAGCTCGAAGACCTTCTTCCGCCAGTCCTCGACTGCCTTCAACGTCTTGGTGACCGCGACGCCGTGCTCGCCCGTAGCGTCCGTGAGCTTCTTGTGAGTGTCGGCCAGCTTGACGCCGCCCACGGCGGCCTTCTCCATCTCAACGGTGAGGTTCTTCAGGAAGCCCTGGACCTTGTCGAAGGCGGCGTTCTGGCCGGCCGCCGAATCCACCGCGGCGTCCTTCTGCGCCTTGAACCCCTTGGACAGCTCTTCCAGAGACTGGGCATCCGCCTTCAGCTGTTCGCTGAGAAAACCGAATGCCTTTGTGTCGCCGAAGGTCATGAACGCCGAGGCCTTCACGGCCATCTCGGCGGCCTTCACGAACAGGCTCAGGGCTCCGACCAGGCCCTCGATCGCCGCGTTGAAGATGACCTTCAGGCCCTGCCAGGCGTTCCCGATGAAGCGAGCCACCTCGACGGCAACCGAGGCGGCCTTCACAACGCCGATGGCGAAGCTGTTGACCCAGCCGATGAGCGTCTCGATGGTCGATGCCTTGTCTTTGCCGAAGGCCTGAACCACTGCGTTTGAGATGACCTCCATCGCCTTGTTGACCACGGGCGACTGAGCGACCGCCTTCCCCAGGCCGTCCGTGAAGTTCTCTATGGCGACCTTGCCGATCTTGACCCGGTCTGCGAAGTCGACCTGAGCCTCACCGGATTGGGCGAGCTTCAGACGAAGGTCGGCAAGAACCGCGAGGCGCTTGGCCTCGAGTTGCTCGTGTTCGTTCAGCTGAGACGCGGTCTTGTGGATGGAGGCGGCGTACTTCTCTTGGGCGGCTACCAGGTCGACGTTGACGCCGATGGCCTGCAGCTGGCCGTCCTTGCCTCTCTGCATTGCCATCATCAGCTTGTCGAACGCCTCTTTGGTATCGCCTCCCACGCGGTCGGCGAGGATGCGTGCGGACTTGCCGACGAGCTCCATCTCGGCCCCGGTCAGCTTGAGCCCGGCACTCAGCGAGGTGTTGACGGTCTTCATGATGTCGAAGTCAGAGACCGTATTTCCCAGTGCGGCGCGCAAGCCGACGATGACCTCTGAGGAGTTGCCGATCGCCTCGTTGAGGATTCCGAACTGCTCCTCCACGTCGGCGACGTCGGACCCGCGAGTGCCGAGCGCGATGATTGCGGCGCCGAGGGCGGCCACTGCTCCTCCGGCCAGGGCGAGGCCTTCGCCGATCGCCTTGAACGACGCCGCATTCCCGGTGAAAAAACCGTCCATGCCCTTGCGCAGGTCCTCGAAGCTCGATTTCTGGGCCTTCGCCTGCTCATCGACTTTCTTCATGTTGGCGATGAGTTGGGAGAACGTTGACTCGAAGTCTCCCTTCGCCTTGACGAGCAGCTCGAGCGTCGTGCTTTGGGCCATGTGCTACCGTTCAGTCCAGGGGGGGTGTCCCATGCGGATTTCTGCGGCTTCGCTCGTTATGGTGCTGGCCTGCTCTCTGGCTCACGGTGGCGATTACAAAGTCAGGGATCGAGTCCACCTGTCGGGCTGCGATAAGCAGGGGCTCGCAGCGCCCAAGCTCACCCTCTGGTCGGAGCCTGGCTTCGTCGCCGGGGATGGGGACGTCAACTTGGATAAGAACTACTGGGTCGCGAAGGTGTCTGGCGGCGTGGCGGGCAACAAGGCGCGGCAGTGCGCCGGCGAACCGGTCCTGATCCGCGAAGTACGCCGGGTCGGCAAGCACGACTGGGTTCGTGTTGAGGTTATCGGACACGAGATTGCCGGATGGATCGACGACAGCTTTATCGGCAAGCCCTTCGACACGTCGACGTGCGCCGCCACCTTCAAGGGCAACGCCATCGCGCTCGAGAAGTGCAAGGGGCACTGAGCCCTCACTCACGCGCTGATCGCGCCGGCTGACGGACCTGCTACGATCGCCGGCGGCGGATAGGGCCTCGAACCCGAAAAGCTGGTTTCCGCGCCGGCCTGCCGCCGTTCCTACCGCGGGCTCCTTGCGGAGGGAGCCATGGGCACCACGAAGCCGCGCGTGCGGCTTGCTACGTTCTCCACTGGCGTCACCGACCGGCCCGACGGAACGGCCGACTATGGGACGTCCCTGCCGTCGCTCACCGTGCCCCTGGATCGGCGCCTCGTGCCGGGGCCAGTCACGTACACACTCGTGCTCATGGCTGACCGTCTGGTGGACCCGGAAGGAACCCACATCATCACGTACGAGGTCTTCGGGCCAGATGGCCAGGCTGTGGTCGCAAGAAACACGCAGCGCTTGCCGCAGGGCGATCTGCCGAAAGGACAGGTGAACCTCATTCATGAGAGCGCCTTCGACGCAGCGGTCGCTGGCCTCTACCACGTAGTGGCGTGCATTGATCGTGAGGAGGTCGCGCGTCTGCCGGTGCAGGTGCTTCTTGTAGGCGACGAGCCAACCCGTCACTAGAAAGCCAGACACGTCGGAGCTCTCCCGTGCGGGTGAAGAACATCAGCGTGGGCCCCGCAATCCATTCGGGCCAGCCTCTGCTCACCGACGGCTCCGTGGCTTCGGACTCACGTCCGGCTCCTCGCGTTTCCGTTCCTTCGGCGCGCGCGCTTTCGGCAGGTACTGCATCTCGGCCAGGAGCACGTCGACGGCCTGAACGAGCCGGGCGTCCTGGTGCATGAGGCCTCCCGGCCGCGGCCAGTCGCGGATCCCGATGGGCTGGCCGCTCCACGCATCCCAGATCGCCGCGCGGTAGAACCAGTGCACCAGCGCCTCGATGTCCGGAGTAACGACCCGGACCGGGCAGACCGTGGTCTCCACGCGGGCCTCACCATCCGGCCCTACACCGGAGCGGAATACGACGGCTGTTCGTCCAGGCTCTCCGGCGCAGTTTCGAGAGGTGTCCCACCCTCGTTTCTGGCAGGTCCAGCAGGAGACTCCCCAGCGTCCGTCTCGCGCACCAGCTCCGGCTCGGAGGTGGAGGGCGAGGCGGAGGCTTTTCCCTCTTCGGCGCTCAGCGTGCTGTGGGCCCGGATCGAGGAGAGAACGAAGAGCACGAGGTTCTCGTCGGCGATCTCGTAGAGCTGTTCGCCGGTGGTGATCGGCCCGTCATCGCCCTCGATGCCGCCGACGTTGCGCACCCAGCTCCGGAAGGCCTCCTCGACGCGATCGAGGGGGAGCGATTCGTAGAACCGCTGCTGGGCCAGGGCCTGCTCGGCCCGGGTCGATTCCTTGCTCGTGTCCCCGAACGCCGCCCAGGCCTTCGCCAGGGCCAAGTTGAAGGGGCTGGACTCCGGGTACTTCAAGCGCCGGATCTCCATGGTGATGGCTTCGCCCGTGTCGCCCACCCGGTAGGTGACGGGCAGCCACCGTTTCGCTTTCAACATTCGCCGCTCCTCAGATGAAGCCGAGGTAGATCTCGTCCTCGTTGACGGTGCCCAGGCAGCGGCCGTCGAGCTTGTAGCCGATCTCGCCTTCCTGGTCCGTCTCTTCGATATCGGGCACGAACTTCGCCGAGCGCCAGGCCACGATCGAGCCCGGGACCACCCCGTGCTGTACGAGCACGTCGAGGCCGCCCAGGCTGGGCGCCGCGTCGTAGTAGGTCTTCGTGTTCGGCGCCGTGTCGAAGGCGTAGAACTCGATCGTCTGCTTGCAGGAGTACCGGCTGCTGTTGCCCGTGCGCTTGAGTCCGTTCGGCGCCAGCGCGTCGCTCTCCCGCGTGCGCAGCTCGATGCCGTTGTTGAGCGTGAAGCTGGCGTTGATCATGTTGAGCTTCACGGTGCCGATCCAGAGCTTGCCGACCGTCGGCACCAGGGGCTGACCTGCCGTCGCCGGCGTGGGCCTGGCCGTGGACGCCGTGACCTGCGGTTTTCCTTCGGCGCTGAACTTGATCTTCCCGACGGGCGTGCCCTCGGCATAGTTGAGGGCGACCTCGAGCTCCTGGATGCACACGCCGGGCACCGCGTAGCGGAGGTTGTCGTTGTTGAAGCGCCAGATGTACGAGGAGAGCAGCGCGCTCTGGAGCAGCTTGTAGGTGGTGCCGACCTTCACCGTCTGACCGGCGGCCGGATCTGTGGTGAGTGCCCGGTCCATGGTGACCACGTCCCCGACCAGCGTCACCACCTGGCGGACCTCGTACACGCCGCCGGCGATGTCCACCGCAATCAGATCCTTCGCCGCCAGGCCGGACGCGGCGCCGCCGCCCACCGCGAGATTGAGCGTGACGCCGGTGCTCGCGGCGACGGTCACGGTGTGGGCGGTGGCCTTGTGCTTGCTCCCGAAGCCTGCCTCGATCAGGAGGTCGACGTCGGGCTCGGTGGGCGTGGCAGCGTTCCCGGACGGGATCAGGTCGGCCTCGATCGAGAGCTTCGACTTCTCGCGCCCCTTCTGGACGGAAAGCACCGAGGCCTGGCCGTTGTCGCGGTCGCGGTCGCGGAAGTAGCGCTCGATCTCCCGGCCGACCAGGGGGAGGCTGGTGTGCTTGAAGAAGTCGGCGCCTACGAGAGCGCCCGGGCTAACGCCGTAGGTGACCTCTCGCTGGATGGCGAGCTCGTACTCGCGTGCGAGGAATGGTCCAGCCATGGGTTACTCCTTCCGGGCCCGCAGGCCCTTCCTGTTCACGGGCTCATCGACGCGGGTGGCGTCCGCCGGCACCTCGCCCCCATCTCGCTCGACACGAAACTCGTCGCCGAGGTCGATCACGACGTCTTCGGGCACCCAGGCCGGCTCGCTCTCGGAGGCCTCGCCAAACGTGCCGATCCTGCGCACGTCGCCCGGGACCTTCGTGAAAACCTTCACCATCTTCGGCTGCGCCATCATGACCTCCCCGGTTTCACGGCTCCGACCACCAGCTCTTTCTCCCGGGCGTGCGCCCGGAAGGCAAAGAAGGCCTCGGCGCCCCGATCGCGAGCCGCGTTCCTTGCCACCAGCTGCTCGAGCAGGGCGGCCGTCCGCAGCACGGCGACTTCGAGCTTCTCGACGCGCGCCTCGAGGTCCTGGGGGCTGCTCATGGCGCCGTGTCTGCGTAGCGGTAGTTGATGACGAGGTTCATGAACGCCAAGGCCCACCCTTGGAGAATGTCTGTCTGCTCGGCGCCGAGCTCGGTGATCGGGATCTCGACCCACAGGCATAGGCCGCCGAGCCGGTAGTCCGAGCGGATCCGCTTCTTGACGTCCCGCACGAGACGGCTTTGGACCTTCCACTGGTCGGGGTCTGGCTGGTCAAACGGGTCCGCCTCCGACGGCGGGGTGAACTGAGATGCCACCGTGAGGGTGACGCGCATGGCCGACCTGATCTCGCGATTCGAATCCCGAAAGACGTCGTCCTCGTCGGCCGGGCTCAGGCAGTAGATCGTGGTGAGGCTCGAGTCGAGGATGTTCTCTGTGAACGCCGGCCTGCGCAGCACCCTGTCCGGGGTGTACCAGTAGGTGGCGCCCCCGTCCCCGACGATGCCCTCGAGCAGCGTCTTCAGCGCGGCGACGATCTGCTCGTGGATGCTCTCTGCCACTCACGTTCTCTCGGCGAGCAACCTGCCGACCCAGATCGACAGGACGGCCTCCCGCATCTCGGTCGCGATTCGATCCGTGACGCCCTCGGCCGCTGGCCGGAGGAAGGGGTGCGCGGCGACGGGCCCGCCCGGGTGACGCACGCGGTGCGGCCCTGTTCGCCCACCTGTCTCCACCAGCCCGGCCATGCCCTTGGCGCTGAGGGTGGCCACCAGACCCCCGTCCTCCCGGCGCACGCGCGAGAGGGCCACCAGGCCCGCCGAGTCACGCCTCGGCAGGCGCCGGCCGATGGTGGTGCTCCGAAAGCGCGCCAGCGCGTCGCTCCGGGTGCGGCGCAGCTCTCGCCGGAAGGCGTTCCCCAGGGCCTTCATGACCTCGGGCCCGAAGCCCTTCATGGAGGCCATGAGAGCGCTCGTGTTCGAGTCCATGGTGACCTCGAGCATCAGGCCGCCTCGAGGTCGAAGTCGGGCTGCGCCGAGCTCTCGAACTCGGCGCGCAGGTACGCGGAGAGGCGGTCCTTCATCCCGAAGGTGAGCATGGGGGGGCCGGTCCGGGTGATGGTGCCCAGCGCATCGGTGTGGCTGGCCATCCCGTATTCCTTGCCCTCACTGTGCTGGAAGTACCACGCGGCCAGCTCGAGGCAGACGCCCTTGATCTTCGAGGGTACGTCGGCGGTCGTGCGGTAGCCGGCCGAGAGGCGGGCCTTAACCACCCGCGAGCCGGAATAGAAGGGAAAGTCCAGGTGGCCGGACACGCGCGCGATCCGGCGCCTGACCGACGAGGCCTCACGGATCTCGTACTGCGTGGCCGCCAGCGCCGTCGTCGACGCGAAGGCGCGACTCAGGTCCTCGTTGAGCTCGGCCACGTAGCGGATGGGCCACTCGATGGGCGTGACCTCCGCGCAGCCGTTCGGGCTGTAGAGCTCGACGTAGCCCAGGGAGACCCCCACCTTGACGGTGCCGGCGCCGGCGGCGCCCACGATCGCCTGGGCGGAAACTGCGGTGAACGGCTTGAGGCCGTACTGCAGCAGGCCATTCGCCACGTCAAAGGCCTCGGTCTCTCCGGCCACGCCGCCCACGGTGCCGGTGACCGTGATCGTGCCGGCGGAGGCGGCGGCGGGGAACGTGACGACAAGGAACCGCGCGGAGCTGGGCTGCGCGGAAGGCGCCGGGGTGCCCGTCGCCCAGGCGCCGGAGTAGATGGCGTCGTCGTCCTCGGTGGGCGCGCGCCAGCGGAGGCGGCGGCCGCCGACTCCGTCTTCCTCGATATCGCGTGAGGCGCAATCGATGGCACGCTCGAGCTGGGGGTCCTTGCTCGTGCCCTGCGTGGGCATGAAGGACTTCAGCTCGGCCAGGGTGACGAGCGCGTGGGTGGGCAGGGCCATGCCGCTACGTCTTGGGCGATGCCTTCGCCGATCGCGTCTTCGTGTTCGCCGCCGCCGGCGGGGTCACGGGCGGCGGGACGGCCGGCGATTCGGCCGACTCGCCGTAGCCCGTGTCGATGGCGTTCTGCGCTTCGATTTCGGGCAGCTCAAGGATCTGCCCGGCCTGATTGCCGCTGAGGATCCTTACCTTCATTGCGCGCCTCTTTCCTTCCGGACTTCCCCGGCGGGAGTGTTGCCCCGCCGGGGGGAGGGAACCGAAACTTGAACCGGTGCGGATGCCGGTTAGTCGAGCAGCGGACCGGGGATGACCGCGCCAGCGTGCTTCGGCTGCACGATCAGGAGCGCGGACGTGATGTTGGCCGCGTTGCTGGCCCCGGTGGAGATCGCGATGCAGTCGAAGTTGTTGGCCACATCGAAGACCTTCTCGATGTCGAGCTCGAAGATGACGATCTTCTTCTTCAGGGCTGCGTCCGTGGTGTAGGTCGCGGCTTCGGCCGCCGCGGCGAAGTCGGCGGAGGCCTCGTCGAGCTTCGTCCAGATGCGCGCGACGGAGATCGCCTTGGACCCGGTCCCGGCCACGGCCGAGGCCTGCAGGGGGCTCAGAAGAATGGTGCCCGCGTTGCCCTGCTCGACGTAGACGATGATCCAGGCCTTGACCGCGTTCTTCAGCGAGAGATAGGACGAGGTCCGCCCGGCCGCGTCCGCCGCGGGAGCGAGCAGGTGATAAGGCGTCAGGTTCTGCGGGATGTTCACGCGCATTGTCTTCTCCTTACCTCGCCGCCAGCGTCACGAACGGGCTGAGCGTGTTGGCGCCCTTGTAGGGCGTAAGGGCCGTCTTCCACGCCGGCGCCCCGTTGATCCGATAGGTGAAGCGGAAGGTGTTCTCGCCGTACAGGAAGCGCACATGGATGGACTCGGCCGTCTCCAGCGCACCCTTGCGGATGAGCAGGTAGTCGGTCAGGTCGAGCGCCATGATGTCGCCGACGTCTCCGATGGCCGATGCCTGCTCGATCGGGATCAGGGGCTTCCCGAACAGGGTGTCGAATCCGTCGACGCTGAGACCGTTGGCGGGCATGTAGATCGGCGCCCCGCCGACGTTCTCGGTGCCGGCCACGTTCTTGACCTTCACGACCATGAGCGGGAGCTGCGGTTCGACTTCCTGGTTGATGTACCAGGCCATCTTTCCCCGGTTGCGAGCACGCAGCCGGGCCCGCATCTTGATCACGTTCTCGGCCACCACGGTGTCCGCCACCTGGCTGCCTTCGGCCGCCTGCGAAACCAGGGCACCGGAATTGAGGACGCCCAGGCACTGGCCGGCGCCGGTCCCGCGGATGATCTCGTCGTCCACCTTGAACGCGAACTCACTCGCGAAGGCCGTCTGGACGATCTGGCCCAGGCTGCTGGCATCGCGCTGCGCGCGATCCGTGATGTAGGCGATGCCCATCATGTCCTCGAGGCGGATCTCGAGCAGGCCGAGCTTGGGCTTGGAGGCGGCGACCGTCTCCGCTTCGGCCCGCCGGAAGACGGTGACGCCGCCCCAGCGCGAGCCGTTGGCGCGCGAGGACTCGTCGATGTAGGGCAGCTCGATGCCGTCCGAGCCTTCGCCGATATCGATCGTGGTGCAACGGTTCGCCAGGACCGACTCCTCCATCGCTCGCGCGAGGAGGGCCGTGCTGAAGTCGGTGCGCACCAGGAACCCGCCTTCGGACCCGACGCTGGTGTTGAGGCCGCTGGTGGCCGCGGTGGGCAGCATGCTGAGCCGCGGGTCGGCCGGGCCGCCCTTGGCGCAGGTGGCCACCGCGATCAGGAAGGAGCCGAATGCGTGGCGGAGGCCAACCTCGTTGGAGCAGTCGCCCCAGGGATTCTTGGCGCCGCCGAGCCGCTCGGCGGACGCGCGGACCGGCCTGCCGGACGGAGCCGGCTTGTCCACCGCCGGCGCTTCCTGGCGATCCCACGCGAGAGCCTGCTCCTCGAACTTGATCGTCGCCTCGATCTGTTCGAGCTCGGCCGTCAGCTTCGAGGTACTCGCGCGCTCCTTTTCGTCGAGGGGGCGCTTGTCCTTCGCGGCCGCGGCGAGAAACTCCTTGATCTGGGTGCGCCGGTCTTCCCGGTCGACCTCCAGCTCCTTCAAGCGTTCCATCGCTGCCTCACTCGGCGCCGGAAAAGTGAAAGCCCCTGCCGGCACCCGTTAGAAAGTTCGGGTGAACAGCAGAGGCGATACGCGCCGGTGTGCTGCGATGGCTACGGTCGGTGGCGGTTGCCCGCTGGAGCGACCGGAACCCAACGACGACTACGGGGTCAACGGTACGCCCGCTCTGCGGCCAGTGTCAAGACTACGCCTTGCCGCCCAGGCGGACGCGGCCAGGGCCAGCACGCCCACGCTTGATTGCCGCTCCGTTGCTCACAGCCTCACACCCGCCAGCGCCGCACGCGCCGCCATCTCCACCGGGTCGGACTCGGCCAGGGCCCTCACCGCGGGCCGTTGCCCACTGGCCAGTTGCCCGATGACCTCGTCGAGCGTGCCGATCCTATCGACCATGCCGACCGCCTGAGCCTCCCGCGCGTTGAAGACGCCGCCCTCTCCGAAGTCGGCCTTCACCCTCGCCACGGACAGGCGCCGTCCCTTTGACACGTCCGCCACGAACATGGCCCCGAAGTAGTCGACACGGGCCTGGATCGCGGCTCGGGCCTCGTCGCTGAGCGGATGAACCCCGGACTCCTCGGCCTTCCGCCGGCCGTAGGTGATCTCCTCCACGCTCACGCCCATCCGGGCCAGCATCTGGGACTCGTCCACGTAGACGGCCATGACCCCGATGCTGCCGGTGATCGAAGAGGGGATGGCCACGATCTCGTCCGCCTGCGAAGCCAGGTAGTAAGCCGCCGAGGCCATGAACGGGTTCGAGACGGCGATGAACGGCTTGGCCCCGCGCGCCGCCCGAATGACCGCGGCAGCTTCCGGCACGCCGAACACGCTGCCCCCGGGACTGTCGACGTCGAGGATCACAGCGCCGATCGACGGCTCGGCCATCGCAGCCCGGACCTCGGCTGCGAGCATCTCGGCGCTCGTCCCGCCGAAGAGCATGGTGAACAGGCTCGGCTTCTGCGTAATGAACCCAGACAGGCGGATGACGGCGATGTCGCCGACCGACTTCTTGCCGGGGGCGAGCTTGATCGCGGCATCGGGAGTGTGGACCCTCTCCTGGAGGGACGCGTCGCTCGCGTGGTGCGACAGCTTGGCCAACCACCGGTGATAGCACTCGGACTCGATCGCCAGCATGAGATCCTGCTCACCCCTGAGCATCGAATGCCTCCATGAGCGCGAGCTGGGCCAGATTCGCGGCCGCCCCTTGCGCATCGTCCAGGCCCGCGAGCCCTCCCGCGAGCACGAGTCCCCGGCGCGTTTCGCACCAGGCCCGGGCCACCGGCGCACTGCAGGCCATGGCGGTGGCGACGCGCGCGCCGAACCGGCCGTAGAACCCGGCCACGGCCGACCGCCAGGCCTGGTTGCTCTTCGCGCTATCCCTTCCCAGGCCACGCAAGGCGTCGCCCTCCTCCCGCAGCAGGTCCGCAGCACGTGCGCCGGCCAGTGCCCGAGCTACGGAAAGGGCGCGCGCGTTGTTGGGCTTCTCCTCCTCGGGCGGATCCTGCGGGCTTGAGTCCTGCAGCACCGGCGGCAGCGCGGCCGGCTTCTTGGCGTCCGCGTACTCGTCTCCGCCTTTCCGCGGGTTCCTGTCCAGCAGCTCCCGGCACTCGTTGGGGTTTAGGATCCCGTCGCTCAGGAGGATGTGGAAGATGTCCGCCTGGGTCTTCTGGTCCAGCCGCAGCAGCTTTCCCTGGTTCATCTTCGCGTAGTAGCGATCCGCCTGGACCACGAGCGTGAAGTTGATCGACTGCTCGATCAGCTCGATCCACGGCAAGAGCGAGTAGACCAGGAACTGCAGGGTCTGTTGCTCGATCCCGGTTCCCCACGATGTGCTGCGCTCGACGTCTCCGATCATGTGGGGCGGCACGCCGAACAGGCGCGCGATCTCGGAAACCGAGTACTTCCTCGAATCGAGGAATTCCGCGTCCCTGAGGGTCATGGCGACCGGCTGGAACTTCATGCCCTCCCACAGAACGGGCACGCCGCCGACGCCCTGCTCGCCGCCCCACTTCCGATGGAACGAGTCGCTCATCGCCTCTGCCGTTTCGGGCTTCAGCGTCCTGTCGTGCTGGAGGATCCCTGAGAGCTTGACCCCTCGATCGAAGAACCGTGCCGCGTGCTTCTCGGCGGCGAGAGAGACCCCGATGGAATTGCCGGCGATGTCGACCATGGAGAGGCCTCTGAGCCCGTCGTCGCTCAGGCCCGTCATGTGCCACACGTCCACGTCGCCGATGAGCTTGACCTTCTCGCCGCTCGGCCGCGTGTACTCGTAGCGGAGTCGGCCATCCGACAGCTCCTCCGGTCCGCGGATGCGATCGGGGTGCAAAGGGATCAGCCCACCGACCCAGCCCCTTCCCGGAATGCCAGGAACGATCTGGGCATACGCGTTCTGGCGAAGCACCAGGTGCATGCAGATCTGCCGCCAGAAGGTGAAAGCGTTCTGCCGCCGGTTTGGCCTGAGGGCGATGATGGGGTCCAGCGGATGCTCCGGCGCCTTTCTGCGCCCGCGCTCGAGCCGCTCGTACATCGTCGGGAACATCACGGCCAGGGCGTTCGCCAGGATCCGCACGCAGGCGTAGACAGCGGCGACGCGCATCGCCGAGTCGGTGGTGACGCGTACGCCCGCCGAAGAGAGAGCGCCTTGCGCGGGGGCATCGTAGTAGCGGTCGTCGAGCGGGTTGCCCTGGGCCACGGGTGCGGCGCCGAAGAGCCAGGAGACGATGCTGCTCACCCCTTCCTCCAGATCGCCCCAACCAGGAGCAGGGCGCCGGCCAATACCAGCGCCGCGGGCAGGGAGACCATCGCTACCCCGCCCACCACGAGGGTGGAGCCGGCCATCAGCGCCAGGCGATCGACCACGCTGGCCAGGTCCCGTTTCACCATGTGTCGATGACCTCCTCGCCGGCGGTGCCGCGCTGGTCGTAGATCGATTCGCTCTTCGCCGGCGCCACCATGGACCGGCCCAGCGCCATGACCAGCGCGACCACGCCGTCGATCTTGTCGCCCGAGGATTCACGATCCGGCTTGAGGTTCCCGGCCGGGTCCTGCTTGAGAGCGAGGTTGCTCACCATCCAGCGCAGCACCGGGTTGCCGCCATGACGGATCTTCCCGTCCGCCACCAGGCGGAGGAACTCCTTGGTCGGCCCCGCCATGCTCGCGAAGCCCTGGCCGACGTCGATGACCTTGATCGTCGCGCTTTCGCCGGTGCCCCACTCATCCTGCAGGTGCGTGATCAGCTGCGTCACGTTCCAGCGGTCGAAGGCGAGCTCGCGGAGGCGGAACCGAACGCCGCCCTCGAGGATGGCCTTCTCGACGAAGTCGTAGTCGGTGACGTTGCCGGGCGTGGCGGTGATCCAGCCCTGCTCGACCCACTCCGCGAGCTGGCGGCGGATCTCCTCCGGCCGGCGCGACTGCCCGACGGCGATCGAGGCCTCCGGGATCCAGAACCGGCAGAGCACGTCGTAGAAGCCCTCGGCGTCGGGCCCGAACAGTTTCACCTCCGCGGCCAGGTCGTTGGTGGACGCCATGTCGAGAGCGGCCATGCAGGGCTGGCCCTCGAGGCGCTCCTCGAGGACCTCGCCAGCGGCGGCGTCCCACACGGCCATGTCGATGGCGCGGCTCGACTGCTCGGTCCACTGGTTGAGGTGGAGGCGGCGGAAGGTGTTCTGTTCGCCCGGGATCTTCTCGGCGCGCCGGCACTCCGCCTCGAGGTAGTCGGGGTAGACCGACACGCCCAGGTTGAGGTTGGCCTTCTGCCAGGTCCCCGCCTCACGCCAGTCGTCGCCCTCGTCCGCGGCCGCGATGAAGGCGAACCAGGTGTCGTCCTCGACGATGCCCTCGAGGACCTTGATCGAGTAGTCGTGGTGCTTCCAGCAGACGCTCAGCCGGTCGAAGCCTGCCGTCGTGATCTCGAAGCGAAGGGGTTGCGCGCGCGCGCCGCTGGCGCTCTGCAGCACGTCGACCAGGGCGCTGGTCTTGTGGGCGTGCAGCTCGTCGATGATCACGCCTGACGGGTTGAGCCCATCCGTCGAATCGGCGTCGGCACCGAGCGGCTGGAGCTTGGACGAGCTCTCCCGCACGTGCATGTTCGCGGTCAGCACCGCGATCCTCCGCTTGAGCGCCGGCGTCGTCTCCACCATGCGCTTCGACTCGTTGAAGACGATCTTCGCCTGGTCCCTCTTGGTCGCTACGCAGTAGACCTCTGCGCCGGGCTCGTCGTCGAAGAACGCGAGGAGGAGGCCCAGCCCGGCGGCGATCGTGCTCTTGCCGTTCTTGCGCGGCAGCTCGTCGTAGGCCACCCGGAACCTGCGGGTGCCGTCCTGCCGCTTCCAGCCAAAGAGGCTCCCGACGAGGAACTGCTGCCAGGGCGAGAGCTCGAACGGCGTGCCCGCCCATCTCCCCTTCGAGTGGCGGAGGAGCGAGAAGAACTCGATCTTGCTGGCGGCCGCCTCTACGTCGAAATGCAGTCCGCGGCCTTTGCCCTCGCGCAGGTCCCGCAGGTGACGCTCGCAGGCCAGCCGCACGTAGCGACCCACCGGGACGCGACCGTCCGCGACCTTGCGCGCCCAGCCCGTGACCTGGTCAGCTCGCCTTGCCACCGCGAAGTGCCTTTCCCTTGGCCCATTCCTCGAAAGGGTCCTTCTCCGGCGCCTGGGCCTCCGGCATGGAGACGCGCGTCCGGTCCGCCGGCGTGAACCCGAACTTGGCGCCGATCGAGAGCATCTGCTGACGCTCGTCCCGCGCCGCGCGCAGCAGGCCCAGCCGCTGGGGGTCCGCAATTTTCAGCCTCGCGGCAGCCTTCACGAGGGTGCGCTCGCGGGCGTGGCACTCGCAGTACATGGCCAGGGCGGCGACATCGAGGACCGAGAGCAGGCCCAGCGTCACCAGCTCGGGGGCAACGCGCTTCCACAGGAGCGCCGCGGCGCCGCCGGCGAGCCAGTTCGGAGCGGCGCCGGCGGACATGGCCGGCTGGGGCTCGTTCTTGGGCAGCGGCCGCCTGCCGGGGTTCCCGCGTAGCTTCTTGAGCGCTGTTGGCGTCGGCGCCGGCCCGCGCTCACCCACGGCCACCCCCATTTTGCGAAAACCTGCGACCGCGCGAGCGTGGCTGGAGCAGCGGTCCCGAGGTCGAGATCGCTGAACTTTTCAACCGCCCCCGCCTCCGTCCCACACTGCCCTCACGGCCTGCCTTGGCTTGGTGGCAAACGGTGCACAAACGTTGAAGGTTCGAACGGTCGGCCATCCCACCCTGCGCCTTGGGGATGATGTGGTCCACAGTAGGGCTGGCCTCCGACCCACAGCCCCTGCAGGTGGGCTCTTCCTGTAGCACCTGGCGCCTGGCCCTCTCCCATGCAGCCCCGTACCCTCGCGCGTGCCTGCTCCCATGGACAGCCCACGGCCTGCGTGCGTGTCGAGGGCAGCGCCCACGCCCACGCATTAGGGTGGCGCAGCCTGGCACGGGGCAGGGGTGAGGAGCAGAGAGGGGCATCAGTCCGCCCTCACGGCCTCAGCACCGCATAGAGAACGCCCGCGATGCCGAGCAGGCCGGAGACCAGCGTCACGCAGCCGAGCACCGCCACCCAGACCGCGCTGATCCCCGCGCTCTTGCCCGCCCCGGCCGCCTGCGAGCGGGCGAGTCCCTCCACCATGAGAGCGACGCGCTCCATCATCGGGTCGGACACGCTCGACTTTCCGACTCCCTGGTAGCTGGCCTTCTGAAGTTCCGCGATCCGGGCATTGATGTCCTTTACGAGCGAGTCCGTCTGCGCGGAGAGCGTGGCGGCCAGGTCCGATGTCTGCTTGGCCATCGTCTGCGCGGTGGAGCTCACAAGGTTCCGCAGCGTGTCCGCATTGCGGTCGGACGTGTTCGCGAGCGTCTGGACCGCCGTGGCGAGCGCTGCGGCCGATGCTGTTCCGGCCAGGACGTCGACCTGACGCGTTTTGTCGAGCCGGTCCAGGTCGGACGTGCGCAGCGTCTCCGCGTGCATCGCCCGCAGGTCCGCTATCTCCTTCAGGTGCCGCGCCCGCACCTCGGACAGCTCTTGTGACGCAAGACGCAGATCGTCCTGCCTCCGCGCCTGCTCGAAGACCAGCTCGCGCACGTTCGCGGTCGGATCAACGACGGGACCGCCGAACACATCCACTCCCAGGCCTAACGCTCCAGATGGCCCAGGATGCGAGACCACCGGGCGCTTGCGCTCTTCGGCCGTCGCTGCGAGGCCGCGCACGTGCCTACGCCTGTTCATCTGCCTTCCTCGTCGGCTCCGCGCCGGCCCCGCTCGGTGGCGCACTGGTCTTTACCAGTGAGTCGGCTGCCGCGCGCGTGAACCCGAACACTCCCGCCGCGCTCGCGCTCGCTGTGATCCACGCGACAAAGTACCCGAAAGCCTGAGAGCGCTCAAAGGCGCCATCCGACCAGCCCTTCAGGGTCACGCCGAGCAGCGAGAAGATCACCACCGCCATCGGTCCCTGCCCGTCTGGCAGGCCGGCCCACTTGGCAAGCTGCGTCAGGAGTACGACCGCTGCCGCCACTGCCGCGATGGATTCTCCGCTCATCGGAGCGGCATGCACCCCAGGAGACCGGCGATGGCCATCAAGAGGCAAGGCACCCAGAGCGGGCACCTGGCCCAAACGGCCGACACGATGATCCCGATGAACGAAGCCGCCCAGAGCCAACACACGATCGTCATGCGGCACCTCCTCGAGTGAATCCATCGAACGCAGCAGCAATGACCACGGACGCGGCGGCACTGTCCCGCTCGAGCAACAGGCCGGCCTTGAGCAGCTCCGCACTGGCCGCCTGCGCCGCGCGCCGGACCGGATCGATAGGTTCGGCCTGAAGCCACACGCCAAAAGGCGGGAGGGTGATGGTGACGGCGCTGCCTGCGGTGCCGATGCTGACCGTGACCTCGTCGGCGCTTACGTTCGCCGCCCACAGGTGCGCGACGCCGTCCACATGCTTCGCCATCACCTTGACGGCGTCCACGCTCGAGGTGGCGGGCGCGCTGGCCGAGAGCAGCGCGGGTTCGAGCGCCACCAGTTCCGCGTTCACGAGCGCCAGGCGTTGCAACAGGGCCGCGCGGATGGCCACCGGCGCACCGCCGATGGCGCCGCCCTGGGTGCCGATCGACCACCACATGATGCCCTTGGCCCCCGCAACGATCGCGGACCAGGCCATGAACCTGAGCTCGTCAATGGTCGGGTAGTGGCCCTTGGAAGTGAGGATGCAGTCCTGCAATACCGCCCACACAGGACGCGAGCCCTGCACCGCGTCCACCGCACCCTTGACCGCCTCATACGAAAGGCCCATCGGAGCGAGGACGCCTTCGGCCGTGTTGTAGACCGGGTACGTATGGATATCGAGCACGTCTACCGCGTCCCGATACAGGATCGCCCCATAGACGCTGTTGTTCGCGCCGAAGCACACGCCGTGAGGTTCCGCCTCCGCCATCGTGCGGTACAAGCGGAAGATGTTCTCGGCGTCATCGGCCGGGAGCTCGTCGGCGATGTACCAGCCGAGAAAGCCCGGCCTCGCGCCGGCGTCCAGGTCCGCGGCCTTCGCCTTCCAGAACGCCTCCTCGGAGGGGAAAGACGTGGCAGCCTTGCCGGCAACCGTCAGCTTCAGGAAGTTGCTTTGGTTCTCGAAGACGCGGTTCCAGCATTGGAAGAACAGCATGCCGCGCTTCGCGTGCGCGGCAATCGCCGAGCGGAACGCTGGGCCCTGGATGTTCTGAAGCATGTAGTTAAGCCAGACCTTGCCGCCGGCCGCCGCGAGGTGGTCCATCCCGGGCGTGTAGTAGCTCTCCAGGCCCGAGAACCCGCCGGTGTCGTACGCGCCAAGCACGAACTGCCTGCCCTCGGACGTCACCAGGTATCCGTCAGCGTCGACGTGCGCGCCCTCGCGCCCCGAGGGGTCTTCCTTCACGACATGGAATTCCGGATAGGCGAAGAGCTTGCCGCCCACGGCGCACTGGACCACGAGGGCGTAACGCGCCAGCGGCCAATCGCGCGCGTCGATCTCTACGATCTGCTCCCCGGCCTTCAGGAAGAGCGCTGAGAACATGGCCGCTCCGGCCGTGTCCAGCACCACGAGCTCGGCGTCCGTGGCCTCTGGCCGGACGTTCACCCATACCTTGATGGTCTGAGGTGCGTCGGCCCACAGGAACCCGCGATAGTTGGGATACCGCACGAAGCATTCCACGGGCGGCGGGATCAGGCGGCGCAGCTCGAGCTTCTCGAAGCCGAAGTGGCCGTCGGGATGCTGGTACGCCTCAACCCGGACCTGACAGTCCCCGGCCGTCTTCACCTGGATGAACTTGCGCTCGATCAGCTTCGGGATCGGGACCTCGCCCGTGATCACGTCTGTGCTCGGCCCGATGGCCCCGCCGATCTTGAGCATGACTCGCGCTGAGCCCAGGCAGGGCGTGTTGCCTGCGCTCCAGGCCCGGGCGCGAAGGACGTACCAGGCCGGCTCGAGACGCACGCTGGCCCAGGCGCTGGGTGTCACGCCGGAGACGCCCGCCATGTCGAGCTGCAGGGCGCCCGTGGGCACCCCCTCGGCCAGGTCCCAGGTGAACGCAGAGTGCAGGTGCCACCCGGCGCCGGGGCTCGGCACGAGGTTCTCGGCCGCCTCCGGCCAAGTGTAGAGGCGCGTGAGCCCACCGGGCACGATCACGCCGATTCCTCCGTGACGAAGTACGCGTACACGTTCGCCCTGGCCGTGATTGGCTCGGTCGTCGTCCGGTTGGTGACCTTGATGAAGAGATACAGACGCTTGCCCTCGAGATCGTAGGGAGCCAGAAGAGGGAATGGTGCGGCCTGCAGCTCGCCCCCTGGCCGAAAGACGAACCCGTCCATGATCTCGGTGATCCCCGCCGTCGGTGGATCGTCGGCGCATCCCGGAGGTCCGGCCTGAAGCTGCGTGGCGATCCGGATATTGGGGGTGTCCACGAACTCAGTGTCGATCGACAGCTTCCAGGTGCCCAGCAGTGGGTAGCCTGAAGGGATTGGTATCTCGACGAGCTTCTTTGTGGCGGATCCCGGCTCCGCAGTGACCTGCAGCGTGTTGATGTAGACGCCCTCGGACCTCATCCGCGTTTCGCCAGTAGCCAGACGAGTGGCCTTTTCCTGCGCGGGCGCACGGTCACTCGCCCCCGCCTCGTCCTGTTCTCCCGCTCTCGCCGCTCCGTCATCTCGTGAACCTCCGCCTCCGTTTGCTGCGCCAGGGAGGCCAGACGTAGTCGCAGTGTCCTGTCCCCCACGTGCTCGGCCCTCACCCGGCGGTCGTCAGGAGGGCCAGAGGAATGGCTCACCGACGGATCATCCCGACGAGCCCGGGAAGATCGAGCGCAACCCAGAGCCGCAGGACGTCGCGCTGGTCCCTCGCGAGGCGGCGCGGGCCGACCGAGAGAACCGCGTCCCCGCCGAAGACCACGGCCTTCACGCCGGCAAGGGGGACCTGGCCGGCGATCAGGAGCTGGCCGTACCCGCGCGCGCCACCCGCTTCGTGCCGGCCGTACATCACGGCCAGGCCGGCGCCGGCGGCGAGCTCCTCGAGGCGGATCCCCCCGCAGTAGTGGCGCAGGTACCGGGGCTGCAGCTGGCCGTCGAGGGCGGTCGAGAAGCCCCATTCCCAGGCCAGCGACGTGCGGATCTCCTGGGCTCCGATCGACAGGCGGCCCACCGATCTGTAGGCCCCAAGCGTGAGCTCGGCGGAGCGCCCGAAGGTCTCCGGCCTCGCGAAGTCGAGCGCGCTCGAGCCCGGCGCCGCGGTCAGGTCGAGGCGCACGTAGATGCGGCCAGCGGCGTGGTGAGCCACGGCCAGGGGGCCGTCGACCTCGAGGCGGCCGCCGGGGGCCACCGCCGTGTCGGCGTCGCCGCTTAGCGCGACCTGGCCCCAGCCGAGCATGCCGAAACGCACGCCGTCTTCCGCAGGGCGTGCCATGCCTGCGGAAGCGGCGGTCAGGCCGAGCGCGAACAGGGGGGCGCCCAGCCTCAAGGGGTGGTCCTCCCGTTCCAGGCGCCCGTGATACCGCAGATGGTGGCCTGCAGGCTGAACTCTCCGGGCGCGGAACCGGAGACCTTCTGCACGTTCTTGTTGAACGGCTGCGTGGGATCGTCGGTGACCGTAATCCTGTCGGCGCCGAGAACGGTCGACCAGATGATCTGCGTCCCGTGGATAGAGGCCGGCACGTCCACGCCGTTGCGGTCCTTCGGAGTGGCAGTGACGTGCGCGGTGCAGCCGGCGGGTAGAAGGCCGGAACTATTCGCGGGGGGAGAGCCGGGGCACCCGTCGTAGCCGAACGGGTTGACCCGTACGAACTCCACCACGCCAGGAACGCAGGCGCCCGCGGCCGGGCTGGGGCTCGGCGAGGGGCTCGGCTGGGTCGTGCCGACATTGACGATCACGCTTACGACCTGGTTGCCCTGCGGGGTCGGAGCGGTCGGACTCTGCTCGCCGCAGCCGAAGAGCCCGGCAAGCACGACCACGGCCAGCGCCACCAGAAACAGCTTCTCCCACGTCTGCAGTGTCTTCGAATCCCTCATCCAAAACCTCCCTATAGACGGTCCGCACGCACCAGGGCGGCGCGCGCGGCAACGCGGTCCGCGTACGCGCGGAGCCGCAAGTCGCCGTCGACCAGGTTGTCCCCGGTGGGTCCGCCGTTGTAGCGGCACAGCGCGCGCGAGATCTCGTCGCCGGGTGAGAGGACAGTCTTCGCGACGTCGCGCTGAACCGCCTGCAGCTCCTCGTGCAGGAGCCGGAGGCCTAAGCTCAGGTTGGTGAGCGGACGGAAGAGCCAGCCGAATCGCATCGGGGGGTAGACGCCGGTGTCGGCGACCACCAGCTTCCCGCCGCGCAGCGTGACCTTGTCGATGCCAACCAGGGCACGAGCCGTGTAGCCCATGATCTGGCACAGCCCATAGCTCGCGTCGTCCTCGAGCTCGCCGTCGTCGTGGTCACAGACGTCCGGATCCGCGGGCGCGTCCATGCGGGAGGCGCGGTCCTGGTGCGGCTCGTAGCGCCGGGCGCGCGGCTCGCCAACGGATTCCTGGTAGACGAGGCCCTCGAACCAGGCGGCGCCGGTGTACAGCTGTCCGCGATAGCTCCATGGGGGAAGACCGGAGACACGGACCATACCTTCGATGGCCAGGCGCCATCGGGCCGTCGGAACCTCTTGGACCACAAGCACCCCTTCTCAGGGGTGTCGCCTGGGGGGCGAGGTGGTCCCGAAGCCCCAGCCTACAGCCGCGCCCGTTCAGGGCTGTGCGCGGCGAGACACTTGACAGACGGTAGCACGTCCTTGCCACCGGTGCGCAAAACGGGCAAAGATGAGGCGGCGGCTAGCCTGATCCGCGAAGAGCCGGATTCCACGCCGGCCTGCCGCCGGTCTCACCTCGTGGGCACCTTGTGGAGGGTGCCATGCTCAGACTTCGCGGACGAACGCCCACCCGACAATCAACCGGAGGAACTTCGATGAAAGCGATAGCCGCCGCTCTCTGCCTCGCCGGCGCCTTGCCGGTGCTGGCGCAACCCCCAGACGAGATGGATGCCCCCACCACGCGCGCTGGATTCAAGGCGCGCAATGAGCGGCACGTCTCGCACGAGGCGATGTTCGCTTCTTACGCGACCGGGAACAGGCTCGAGGCCGGCCTGGCCACGGCGACCTCGCTCAACATCCCGCTCTCACCCTATGGCTCGGACCAGGCTGCTGCGCGCGCGCTCCTGTGCAAGGCGGACGCAGTGGCGGTGATCTCCGTGTACAACCAGCGCCCCGTCCTGGCGAAGGACGAAAGCTTCATTTTTACGGAGTACAAAGTCGAGGTCGGCGAGAGCATCAAGGGGCGTCTCGCGGTTGGCGAGAGGACGACCCTCGCACGCATCGGCGGCGCCATCGAGCTGCCAGGAGACCACATCACCTTCGTGGTTCCGCAAGAATGGCCGCTCGCCGTCGGACACAAGTACCTCGCGTTCCTCCGCTATCTTCCAGCCACCAACGACTACACCTCCTACAACGTGGGCACGACCTACGAGATAGAGCCGGGCGGGAAGCTGCTCAAGCTCGTCCACGGAAACAAGCCCACGCCCGACACCCTGATGTCCGCCCTTCGTGACGACGCCTGCGCGGGCAGCCATTGACGGCGCTGCTGCTGGCGCTGCTCTTCATTCCCGGCCCGCTACCAGCCCCACAGAAGTGCCCGCCATATTGGCTCTTCGCGGGGTGGGACAGGGGCAGCGACGTCCAGTTCGATATCTCCGGTGTGGGCGGGTACAGGAACGCGGCCATGCGCGCGTTCGACGAGTGGAACGTGGCCAACGTGGACACGGGCAATGGGTCGGAGGTCATCTTCGAGCCAGCAACTGGCCCCCCCGAGATCGTGGTCAAGATCGGTCACGTCCCTGACAGAGATGGTGTCCGCGTTGCGGGTATCACCAACGCCACGGGGTTTGCGGGCGGACGCGTCGTGCGGGCAACCATCACCATTGACGTGGACAAGTTCGGCGACCTCGGTAAGGAACAGTTCTTCACGAAGATCCTGATGCACGAGCTGGGGCACACCATGGGCCTGGGAGACGTGGCGAGTCAGAGCTGCGGGGACTCCGCCGGTCACTCGATCATGAACCAGCTCTGCGACATCTCCCACAACGACAGCGAGGGAATGCTCCCCGACAACGCCTTGCAACCCTGCGACGTCAATGCCATCAAGAACGATCCGCGCTGGCCCAAGAAATCCAAGGAGAAGAAGCCCGACAATTGCCGCCCGTGTTTTCCTGGAGGGCCGATCTGCACCTATCGGCCGGTCTGTACGAAGGTGGACCCTGGGCCTGGCGAGCCACCGCTTCCGCTCGACTGCAACCAGGAACTGGTCTGCCAGAGACCCGGCAAGGATCTGTTTGGAACGTGCTGCGGCGACCGAAGCGATTCGCTCTCCCAGTCCGAGCCATGCGGCAGCTGGCTGGAGATCAACCCGCTCCCTGGTGGGTTCGGCGACTACGCATGTCTTGACCCAGACGCTGAGCTCGAGCTTCCCACCTGCGCCGAGCTCGGCCTGCTCTCGGAGCGAACCTGCGCGCAAGGCGTCGAGGTCACGATCCCGGATCTTGGTGTTCGCTGCTACCGCTGCCCCGGCACCACGCCACCGCCCGACACGGGCCGTGAGCCAGGCTGCGTCCCACAGTCGTGTGGGTACTCAACGGGCCAGCAGTGTCGCTGGCTGGCGGATGGATGTGGAGGGACGCACCTTTGCGGAACGTGCGGGCCTTCGTGCATGCCCGGATACGACGCGGCGGGCAACGCGATCATCGAGTGCAGCGACGGGTCCGGCGGACCCTCGTGCGACGGCGCCCACAACGAGGTGTGCTACCCCAGCTTCAAGGCGTGCTCGGAAGAATGCTGCGGGGTGTGCGAGCGCCGGATCGGGTGCGGCGGGGAGAGCGCCCACAAGTGTTTCGAGCCGTGAGCGCCTCAGCGCGCTGACGTACGTTTCCGGGTGCCGGCGGGCTGCCAGCGTTCAACGTGCTTGATCTCGCAGCTGCGCAGCTCGCCGTCCGACACCTGGATCTCCGGGAAAATCGTGACGTGGCCCCGCATCGCCTTGGCCGCCTCGATGTGGCGGAGGAGCAACTGCACGAGCTGCTCCTCGCGCGTGGGGGTCGGCGGTGGCGAACTGCCACCGCTCACGGCCTGGTCGTCGAGTCCCGGACCACCCGTGGCTGAGGGGCTGGTGGACAGGACCTCACGCACTCGCGGCCGTCAGGATGCCGGAAGATAATCGTCGCCGGCAGGAACCCGAGCCCGATCGCACTGTCGTATCCCCTCCCGCAGATCGGGCAGGGGATCATGGTTCTGGGCGAGCGAACCATCTTGGCGACTCCCTCATTTCCGGCCCTTGGCCTTCTTGCGCGCAGCGCTCCTCTGCCGCGCCTTGACGGTGGCTGCCACCCGCTTTGGAAGCCTGGCCACTGAGCGGTCTCTCTTCTTCTCCAGCATCGCCACCAAGTCGCGCAGGCGGCTGATCTCCGCACGTGACGAGCGGATCTCGGTGAGGAGCCTGGGCATGTAGCTGGGCCCGGTCGGACCGGGAAGCGCCTCAAGCTCATACAACTCCTCGTCGGTGAGCGGCTCATGCCTATCAGTCATGACCGGGATTCTACGTCGGCAAAGAGGTCAAGCGTCTTGGGCGAGGCCTTCACCGGCGCGGTCGCTGGCGCCGCCTGGTCCGGCCACCACCAGGAGACGATGTTGGGTAGTAGTCCAACCTCGATCAAGGCTCGCGGGATCCCATGCTCCCCTGCCGGATCGGAATGACCGCCGGCGAACTCCTTCCTCGCGATGACGAGCACGACCTGGGCGTCGTCGCGATAGACGCCGGCGCGGGTCAGCCCATCCTCGACGCATCGAATGAGCTTGTCGAGGTCGGGCTTCCGGATCGGCTCCACCACGCGCCGCGGCGCCGATTTCGGTCGGGGCATGAAGAACCGGATGGCGACGGCCACGGGCTCCTCGAGCGGAGGTCCTGCGCCGATCGCGTCGCGCGCGGCCACCACCACCGATTCCTGCCAGGGGCGTGTCTTCGCGTTGTCGTTCGTCACCACGGGGAAGCGCATGCCGGGACGAAAGAAGGCCTTTGTTGAGCCCTTCGGAATCGGTGTGCCGTAGACGACGAACTCGACATGTCTCACAGCGTTGCGCTCCGTATCACAGCGTAACCGCCACCTCTAGACGCGGACACAGAGCCGGGCGCCGCCCGCTCGGCATTGGAGGCGGCGGCGGGCTTTCCGGATCGGCCTGCTTCACCGGCTGCCCAAATTCATCCAGTGGTACGCGCCGCAGATAGGCGTAGCTGGGACGTGAGCGCGGGTCTTTCGCCGCCGCGACACTGGCCCGAAGCCGCCTGACCTCCGCCACCAGCGCAAGCACCTTCCGCGCGCTCCGATCCCCGCGGGCGTCGCGCTTCGCCAACCTCTCGATCTCATCCACGTCGGGCCGAGAGGATTCGGCCTCGGAGGATTGAGCCTTGGCCGTAGCTTCCTCACGCTCACGCTCAGCCCTGAGCTGCTCAACCTCCACCGGATCGAACAGTAGTTGAGGGTGGCCCCCATGAAAACTTGCGCTGTCCCACCCCGAGTTTCGACAGCACGGCAGCTTCTTGGCCTTGACCAGTTCGTGCACGGTCGAGAGAGACGTGCCGAGGATCGCCGCGACATCCTTGGTCACCAACTGCTTGGGCCGCGGGGCGGGGGCCAGACACACGCCCGTTCGCCTGAATCTGAGTCGCTCGACTTCTTCCGCGTCGAAGAGGTATTGACCGCGCCCGTTGCAGCCCGAACCCATATTTCGACCGAGCACGCGTAGATCCCCGATCCTGGCCAGGTGGCGCACCATCGACGTCGAGACGCCGAGGATGTCCGCCACCTTCCCGGTCATGATCTTCACGTTCACGGTTCAGCTTCCTCGGCGTCGTCGTAGTCCTTCTCCTCCTCCTCATCCTCGAGCTCGCCATCGTCGGCGACGACCTGGAGGTCACGCGCCGGCGAGGCAGGGAGCTCCCACCGCTGTACCGGCTGCGGCTGCGCTGATGCCGCCAGCGCCCTGGCGATCGCCTCGGTGGTCGGCGTGAGGCAGTAGCGCGCGCTCGGCGAGTAGAACTGCGTGGCCGCCGTTTCACCGGGACGCAGCCCCGGCACGTCGATGCGAATCAGGCCGGCGCCGGCGATCACCGCCTCCGTGACGTAGCCGCCCAGCCGTCGGTGACCCATGAGCTCCAGGATGCACCAGCCCTCAAAGGCGACCGGCTTGTCGTCGCTCACGCCTCGCTGCCTACGACCTGGTCGTCGACGGGCGCCGTCTCATCCACTCGCTCGGGCAAGTGCCATGTCCCTGGTTTCTTCGTCTCCGCATCCAGCTTGACGCCGTGTTTAAACAGCACCGTTTGCGGATTGAACACGCACAGCCCGACGGAGTCGTCGTCCTTGCTCCCGATCACGATGGCGGCGCGACACACGCCGTTCCGCTTGTTGTCCGTCGCCACGAAGTGCACGACCCGGCCGACGCTAGACTTTGGCATTCGATTCCTCCAATGACTCAGTTACCGGCTCTTCCCTATTGCCCTCTTCGGCGTGCCGCGCGATCTCGGCCAGGGCGGCCGTGGCCGCCGCTTGGTCGACGGTGACCTGATCAATGAACAGCTCGCCCTGCTTGCGGTCCTCCTCGCCCGCGCTGATCACGCGCGCGAGGCGCTCCATCTCGTCGAGCCCCGCATCGATCAGCGCCTGCGTGGCTCGCGCGTCGTCGGTTTTCTTCTTCCGCAGGATCGCGACGTCTTGCACTTTCGCCGCGAGGACCTTGGCGCGCTCGAGGAGCTCGCCCGCCCTGAGCGGCACCAGGACCTCCTCGTCCATCGTTGAACCTTTCCGCATCGCTCACTCCCTTCTCGAAACACGCCGACCTGGCCCCCGCCTCCGCCGGCCGGCACCCGCTGACACGCTCGTCCAGCGGTTCCACTACCGCTCGAGCTATTCCGCCGGCGTGTGCGCGATGACGGCCGCGCTCAGGTCGTCGGAACTCGCCTTCAGGCTCGAGGAGAGCTCGGTGAGCTTCTTCGGATCACCGCTCGCGATCGCGGCATCCAGCCTCGCCGAGATCCCCTCGATCAGCACGATCGCGGACTTGTCGACTTCGGTTTCCCGCGCGACTGCCGCGGTGAGGTCTTCCAGTTCATTTGCCATTACGGCCTCCAGTTTCAATACGGCGTTGACTGCTTTCAGAAGCTGATCCAGCCTCCCCTCGACGTTCGAGCTCTCGACGTGCACGTAGACATGCAGGTCGATCCGTTGTGACGGCGGCGCGAACTGTCCGACCTGCGCGCCTCCCTTTGCCATGACAGCCTCCCTTCGCTACAGCTTCGAGCGCGCCAGGTGCTCGCCCTGCTCGATCAGCCGCTGCACGTCGGCGAGCGTGGCGCCGTTGTCTAGCCAGCCGCGGACCGTCCGCCGCGCGGGTTTCGTCCATGACGCCTTGGCGTGGAGTGCGAATTGGTGCGCCTGTTCCAGTCGGTCCTCGAGCACCGCCTTGGCTTCTCGTCGTTCCTTCCGGAGCCTCGCCTTGTCGAGCCTCCCCCCCGCGGTAGCGGGGGGGTTGGGGGGGGTGGCCGTTCCGCTGTTGGAACCGGGGCTGTGGAAAACTCTGGTGGCCGAGGGGGAAAGGGGGTGTCCGTTAGAAGGTGGTGAAGGTGAAGAGCGGGCATGCTTGATGACATGCTTGGACGATGCTCGAGCATTGCGCGAGCTTTGCTCTTGCTGTTGCGCCTTCTCCTTTTCCCACCGTGCCTTAGCTGCCTCCGCGGCGCGCTCTCTCGAAAACGTCCTCCGCGCGCGCGCTTCTTTCCACTCGCGGAGCAATCGATGCGAGCTTCGTCTTTGTTTCGATTCCGGGAGCCACTTCAACACGACGTCGCGCACCCTTTCCCACTCCTCTGGCGAGGCCTTCGCCAGTTCCCGGAGGCGCTCGGGGTCGTTGGGTAGGGTGCAGCCCGGGCGCTGCCAAGCGCGGTCGAGCAGGTTGCGGTAGGCGCCCTGGGCCTCGAGGCTCATAGCCGCGAACGCGTCGCTGGCGAACCAGTCGCGGCAGTACCACGGGAGCATTGGTAGGGGATCGTGCTCGTGGGCCTTGACCATCACCGAGACGCCCTGGGGAAGATGACTGAACGCTTCCGGTGCCTGTCGCGGAATTGACAGGTAGCGAAGTGAGAGACGTACCGCCGCGGCACCCGCCGGTCACAGGAGCTGCACAAGTTCTCACCGATCCACCAGCAGCCCTGCGCTTCAGGGCCAGGGCAGGCGTCGGTCTCAGTGCAACCGCAGGTCTTGCATTGCCGAACGTCACGCTGCAGGAAGCGAGCTCGGCCATCCCACCCGGATACGATGTTGCCGTCCGGGCGCGGCTCGGGATCCAGCGGGATCGGCTTGTTGTTGACCGTCTTCACCCACAGCATCGGCTTGCTGCACGATCGGCACTTCCCCGGCTGGGCCATGGCTCCCCTCCTACGCGCCGCCGGAGGGGCGCGCGCTGGCGTGCTTCGTCTTCATGTGGCGCTCGACGTTGACGAAGTGCCGCCTGCACTCCGGGCAGGTCCCGCGCTCGACTCGGCGCAGTTTCTGGTTGGCTTTGCGGGCTGCGGTCTCAGCCTCGAACCGGGCGGCTCGTTCGCGCGCCGTCTCCGCCTCCTGCCACTCCAGTCGCTTTCGCAGCTTCTGCGCCTCCGTCTCGAACCAGGCCCGCGGATGTCCGTTTGGACAATAGAAGGTCCGCCCGTCTCTCCGTCGCCGCTCCACGATGCTTTCGGGGAACGCGAACCAGATACCGCACTCTCCGCACGAAATAGGTTCCAGACTCTCCGTAACAACTACCGCTGTTGCCATGACGCCCTCCCTACGTTTCGTCTACTCGCCGCCCCGGTCGGTGTTCCTCCGGCTGGTGCCCCCGGCGGAGGAGCGGCTGCCGATCGCAGCGCGCGCAGATCCATCGCTTACAACCACCGCACCGGCCCTCGGCGCCGGCGGGCCGGCCGCACAGCGCGCATGGAAGCCCCCCCCGAAGGAGACGTGGCTCAGCCCACGGCCGCATGGACGTCCTCCGTGGTAACGGTCAGCGGCTCGTCCGTGACGCGCGCGACGAACGCCTGAACGCCGGCGGCCTGCAGCCGGTCGACCAAGAGATCGAAGTGTTCGTGGTCGAGGGCCTCGGCGCCGTCGACGAAGACCACTGGCAGCCGCTGGCCCTTGGCCCGCAGGCACGCGACGCGCACGGCGATGTCAACGCGCTGCGCGGTATTGAGCTGCTCGTACGGAACGCCGTGGACGCGGATCTGCCGGCCCTCGATCTCCAATCCGTCGATGGGCAGGTCCTTCGCCATGCGCTGGCGGAAGGCGTCGAGCGCGGCAAGCGCGGCGGTCAACCGATCGGACTCCCTGGCGAGCTCGGCGGCCTCTTCGTCGAACTGCTGGGCCTGGGCGTGGAGGGCCCTCGCGCTGGCCGCGTGCTCGGCCTGCGCCTCGAGGTCTGAGAGCTTTTCCGAGAGGGTCACGAGCGTTGCGTGACGCGCGCGGATCTGCTCATCCGCGATCTCCCGCGTATCCCGGGCCGCCGCCATCGCCGCGGCCGCGACGCGGTCACCCTCCTCGAGCGCCGCCTCGTCCTGCATCCGCCGCGCGTTGATGGAGGCTTCCGTTGCCTCCTTCAGTTCGGCGATCTGCTTCTCGGCGGCCGCCCGGATCTCCGACGCGCCCTGCTCGAACGCGGCGCGCAGCTTGGCGGCGGCCGCCTTGAATGCGGCGTTCACGCCCGCGTCAGCCACCTCGTGAACGTGCCGCGCGGCCGTGATCGCACGGTCCTCCTCCGCCGCGGCGCGTTCTTGCTCCGCCACGAGCTCGCGCCCCAGCTCATCCTTCTGCCGGCGCAGCTTCGCAATTGCCGTGGCGTGGTCGTCAGGCACGACGGCCGGCGCGTTCCTGCGCGTCTGCTCGGCAGCCATGGCTTTGCCCTTCAGGTCTCGATTGACGCCGGTGCGGGTTCTGAACACCGAGTCCCGGATGAGCCCTATCTCCTCCAGCGGGTGGAGGCCGGTCGGCATCGCGATCATGCTGTCGGTCTCCATCGCCATCTCGCGAAGGAGCTCCGCGCGGTCGTAATCCAGGGGTAGCGCCTCGAGCAAGAGCAGCGCGCGGTCCCTGTCGGATGCGGTCAGGAATGTGACCGGGTTGGCGCCCTGCGGGTCGTAGAGCGAGCGGAGCCAGCTCTGCGGCTTGCCCAGGTCCTCGAACGCGGCCGTGTCGCCCACGCGCGCGCGGACGCGCACCTTCTCACCCTTGCGCTCGACCCGGTACGATTCGTTGCCCTGGCCCTCGAGGAGCAGGACGACCTCAGGCTCGATCTCCTCTTCGTCGCCGGCGGCGGCCACCCGGGCGATCCGCGCCAGGTTCCCACCACCGAGGGCGGCCTGCACGGCCTGCAAAGCGGTGCTCTTGCCGGAGCCGTTCCGGCCGGAGAGCACGGTGACGCGGCCTGGCGCCAAGGCGAACTCGCGGGCGCCCAGGACATCGCGGATCTGAACGGCGACCACCTTGAGCTCGGACATGGCCTACTCCTGCAGGCGCCCTTGGCGCGTCGGCTTCGATGGCTGAGCCTTAGCCTTGTCGACGATGGCCTCGACCGCAGCCCGCGGTGTCGGCGTGTCATCGTCCGATCCGGCCTCACGAGCGGGCGCCTCACCGTGCAGCTCCTCGCCGCACTTCGGGCAGGCAATCGTCACGCCGGGGGAAAGGCTGCTCGGAGGAACGTCGGGGTGGGTGCATCCGGCGGGCGCCGGCGCCGCGGCCTTGGCCCCCTCGAGCTTCTCCGCCACTCCGTTGAGGCCCGAGGACCTGGGCGGCGCGGCCGGATCACTGGTGGCCTCGGCGGCGCCGATCTTCTCGGTCAGCGCCTCAACCCAGTTCGTCTCGCCAGCCTGGATCGCGGAGTACAGATCCCGCAGGTCGGTGATCTCTGCCGGACTCGCCTGGGCGACGTCGTGCCCCAGCCAGCGCTTCAGGTCGGACGGCATCACGTTCAGCCCCGCGAACGAATCGACGATCTTCCGGCGGGCACCCTCCGGATCCTTTGCGGCATCGCCGCGCCGAATCGCGAGGATCCGCGCCTTCGCCTGGTCGGTGATGTCGCCGGGGATGATCTGTTGGAGCAGGTTTCGGCGGGCCTTCGACACGAGGGAGTTGCTCTTGCCCAGCATCTCGTCCTCGGTCGCCGGTACCGTGTATGTGATCTCGCCCTTGCTGTTCTTGCGGACGCTGATCGCGACGCGGCCGTCGTTGAGCGCCTTGCGCTCGACCGTCTTCTCGATGGTCACGTCCAGGGACGGGGAATAGTTGGTCTCGAGGTCGATCACCTCCACGCGTACGACGCGCTTACGATCGTCCTCGAACGTGGTGGTGGGTGTAACCATCAGGTTTCCGAAGCAGCGCGCCGCCGCTTCGAAGAAGCGCACGGACAAGCCCTCGACGCCAGCGCCGATCGGCTTTCTGTACCAAGCGATCTCAGCGAACCCCGGCCGCTCGACCTCGCGCATCACCTTGACGCGGACGTCGTCGAGATCCCGCGGGCGGCGCATCGCCATGACGAACCGCGCCTCGACGAGCGCGCGGGCCTGGGCCGCGAGCGCGCCCCCGGCGGTCTCACCGGTGACCTCGAGCTGCTGAGCACCGAACTCCTGGCGCGCGATCGTTCCCGCTCCCTGCGCCGCCAGCGGTTTGTCGCCGGCGTTCGTGGATGCCGTCTGCGTTGCCATCACTTCCTCACTTTCAGTCGTGGCCGGAATCGGCGGAGCTGGCGATACGACGTCGCCTCCACCGTGTAGCCCGCGCGTTTCGTGGTCTTCAGGGACAGGAAGGAGCCGTCGGGGAGGGCGCCGAAGGTGGCCTCACCGAGTCGGAGACGGAGCTGGTTTTCGAGATCTTGACGTGTGGCATCGCAGTGGCGGCATTCAGCGCCGGCGAGTTCCCACGCCTCGGTGAGCTGGAACGCGTCGATGTCGAGGGGAACGGTCTCGCCGTCCTCGTCCGCATAGAGCGCCTTGAGCGCAGCCGTGGTGCCGGGCAACCCATCGGCCTCCGGTGGTTCGCGTCGCTGCACGCGCAGGCGGAACTCCTCGAGCCGCGGAAGCGCAGCCGCCAGGAACCGGTCGTTCCTCGCCAGGTCGTGCCAGGTGAGCGTGAGGCCGCTCAGCAGCGCGGTCAGTGATCCCCATTGCCGGCCAGTGCAAGCCATCTGGATCTGCACCTGGATCTGGAAGTGGAGGGGTGGCTCCTCCCTCCACTCGCGCACACCTCCGCCGCCCACGGCCTTCAGCTCGAGCGGGGCTCGGCCGGCCGCCAGGCCCGGGTTCGTTGGGCAACCCTCCGTCTCGCGGTCGAGCGTTGCGGCCAGCCAGGGCAGCTCCGGATGCCTGACGATCAGATAGGGATCCCGGCCGTGCACCGGCCGGCCCGTGACCTCGGAGTACTCCTCCGCAATCGCGGGCTCGAGCCGGCGGCCCCGGCGCATCCAGGGGGCCTCGTCGATCTCGACCTCCCCGACCTTCTCGGCCCAGACGGCGGCCGGGCCGCGCCGGGGATCCTCGCCAAGGATGGCGGCAACGTCGGACGCGGTCACCAGCTGCTGGCGCTCGGCCAGCCAGACCTCGCGGGCCCGCTCGAAGCCGGCGAGCGCCAGGGGGTCAGACATCGTCTTCCTCCCCGCGATGGGCGATCACCTCCATGCCGCCGGCCCTGAGTCGCTCGACCCACCGGAGCAGTTCGGGGCAGGAGTACTTCTCGGCCAGGTCCTCGACGTCGCGCGCGTAGACCAGCAGCGCGGCCTCGATCTCCAGGGCAGCCTCGCGCTCCAGGCTCACCGCCCACCTCCCGTGAAGAACAGGGCGGTCAGGGTGAGGGCGAGAATGAACGTGAGCGCGGTCCACGTCAGACGGGACATGCGCTGCTCCAAGCGGCAGTAGCGGCGCTCGAGCAGATCAAGGTCCTCGCTGACCTCGTTTAAACGGCGCCAGACGGCGTCCGTCGCGGCGCGCGGCTCGGGCAGCGGCTGACCGTAGATGGTCATCGCGAGTCCTTCTCCTTCCGATTCCGGTCAACGACGTTCACCCAGTCGGGTTCAGAGAGGTGGAGGAGCTCGCCTTCTGTCTCTGCGGTGGTTCCGCAGCGGCAGCAGCGGAAGCCAGACCACGGCGGAATGTAGGCGCGCTCGGGATGGTGGCTGGTCCATCCCATCGGAGAGCCCAGCTTGCAAAGCCATCTGCGGAAGAAGCCCATGAAGCTCATGTGACCTCCATGACCGCGCGCAGCTCGCGCGCGACGTCGCCGGCGGCTTGGCGCCCCTCGGCTGTCCCGCGAACGACAGCCCATAGCGACGCGACCTCCACGGCGTGCTCGAAGGCCTCGCGCATGTGCTGCTCGATGACCTCGGTCATCACGCTGACCGCCCCGTCGGGGCCCGCGGCGATCTCCCGGGCGGCACCGCGCGCCGCTTCCTTCAGCGTCACGGCCATCAGCTCCTCCTCGTCCGCCACTCCACCCAGGCACGCCGGACAGTCCGCGCCGCTGTCCTCCACGCCGCAGCAGCGACTACGAACAGGCCGATCAGCACGATCGTCTCGACGAAGAGCGCCAGGAGGACGCGCGCAATCATTGGTGGCCGCCGAGGATCAATTGCCAGCCACCGCGCACGAAAACGGCGATGGCGGCGCCGATCAGCGTCAGCGCGAGGATCACGCCCACGGACCAGAGAGACGGGAGGAATCGCCGACGCGGCTGCAGGTCCTCGGGGACATCCTCGAAGTCCATCCGGTCTCCTGGGCGCGGGTCCTTGCCGACGCTCACGAGCGAACCTCCCTGACGTAGCGAAGCGCCTCGAGGACCTGGATGGCGTCTTCCTTCGAGATCTCGGTGCGCAGGTCCTGGTCGACGCCCATCGCGATCACGACCTCGGCCAGGAGGTCTCGCAGCGCGGCGTCGACGGTCTGCTGGTAGGTGTGGTACGCGGCCTGGATGACCTTCGTCAGGCGGGGTGGGGGAGACACCTCGCGGCCCTCGCGCCTCGAGATCTCGACTGCCCGACGATCGTCGGCGTCGAGAAGATCGTGTGTCTCGGCGACAGAGGAACTGCGCGCTCGTCTCACGAGGGTCCCCTTTCGACTGTGGCTAAACTGTGGCTGTTCTATCGGAACGAACCGTCCCAATGCGCTCCATGCCATTTCGAGGCATGGCCGCAAGCTGCTGATTTGGCGTGTATTGGGACGATAGGTAGTTTTAAGAGACTTGGTGTGCGAGGGTCAGGACGAGCTTAAAATCCTGTGCCCGAAAGGGCGTGTGGGTTCGACTCCCACCTCCGGCACCAAGTCACTCAACTACTTACCGCCATCAACCCTTTCGACTCCTTTCCCGTTTCTGACCGATTGTGGCTGTTCTGTGGCTGTTCTCATCTGGAGGACGCGCCCTCGCTCGTCCTGAGCCACCACCGGTCCCGGTCCTGCCAGCTTGGCCAATCCCTCGGCCAGGTCCGCTTCGTTGACGATCCGGTAGCGGTCGAACACGCTCCGTGTCCGCCACCCGCAGAGCGCCATAATCACAGACTCCGGGACGCCGCGGCGGCTCAGGTTCCGCGCGGCTGTGCGACGGAAGTCATGTACCAATCGCTTCTTCAGGCCGGCGGCCTTGCAGGCCCTCTCCCAGGCGTTCCGGAAATTCAGGATGCGCGTCCCGTCCGACCAGAAGAAGACGTGGGTCACGATGACGCCCTTCTCCCGCTGCACGAAGTCGGCCCGCTCGCGCTGCTCGTTGATGAGGTCGACCAGTTCGCGTAGACCGCGGTAGGGGAGCGTTCGCGGGTCGCCACTCTTGCTGTCGTCAATCCGCAGCACGCCGGCCTTGAGGTCGACCTGGCGCCACTCGAGGCCCTTGGCTTCGCTCGAGCGCCACCCGACCAGGTAGAGAAACTTCGCGAGCGGCCGCACGTCATCGTCGAGGTGCTGGCAGACCGCGAGGAACTCCGACTCCTCGAAGAAGCCGGAGCGTGCGTTCCGGACCTGCATCACCGGGAACGGCGGCCGTGCAGGGATGAGACCCGCGCGCACGGCGAGATTGAACGCTCGCTTCAGTGCTGAGAACTCGAGCTTGATCGTCGCCGGCCGTGCGCCCTCCTCTTGCCGGTGGGCCAGGTAGCCGACGAGCCGGTCCGCCGTGATGTTGAGCGCGCGGTCCCGGCCGAAGACCTCCGCAAGGTGAGCCATCGAGGACTCCGCCCTGTCCGTACTCTTCCGGCCATTCGCCTTGTAGTCCGCGATGAGGATCTTCCGGAGATCCTCGAACGTCAGTCGCTCAGCGTCGGGCCCAACAAGCCGGCCGAGGCCCATCTCGCCCTGCCGCTTCTTGAGGAGGGCCATCGCCACGGCGCGATTGTCCGACTTGCTCGACTCCCGCACCCTCTCCCCGCGGTTGAAATACTGGATCCACCAGATGCTGCCGCGCCTGAACACGCCGCCCATCCCGCGCATGCCCCGCGGCATCAGCGGCCACC